ATCGCTAAGTGTTCTGTGAATACTCCGTATATTCCGGAGGGAGAAGTTGGTCAGGCCGTTGCGGAAGTGAAGTCACTCTTGTTGAGCGGTAAAGACTCACGACTGGCTCGTGTGCTGACTTTCGAGGAAGCCATAGCCGGGAGTGAGGATTCGCCCTTCCTAGGAGCTATCAACCGAGCCAGCTCAGCTGGATACCCTTGGGTTCTTGAACGCAAGGGTGGTACACACGGTAAGACTGGGTGGTTGGGAGGCGACCAAACTTACATCTTTGATGCTGATGTGAGGCGTGCTGTAAATAGCCGCATCACAGAAGCAAAGAAGGGTGTTCGTATCCCGGTGGCGTGGACTGCCACTCTGAAAGATGAGAGGAGACCAATTGAGAAGGTGAACGCTTTGAAGACTCGCGTGTTCGCCAACGGACCTATGGATTACACCATTGCAGTGCGTATGTACTTTCTCGGTTTTGTTGCCCATGTAATGGAAAACAGAATTGAGAATGAGCAATCGCTAGGTACTAATCCAGTCGGTTTTGACTGGACAGCCACTGCTAAGGTGTTGAGCCGTTTTGGTCCGAAGGTTTTCGCGGGAGACTTCTCTTCCTTCGATGGCACTCTGAACTCCTGCATACTGTCTCGCTTTGTTGACGTTGTGAATGCTTTCTATGATGATGGAGCTGAAAATGCTCTAATACGGGAAGTTCTGATGCTGGATGTTTACAACAGCGTGTGGATGTGTGAGGGCAAGTATATTGCTCTCTCGCACTCACAACCGTCTGGTAATCCGCTCACAACTTGTCTGAATTCATTCTACAATAGCGTTTCAATGCGTATAGCGTATAGGAGATGTGCTAAGAAGGCTGGTGTCGTTGCGCCGCCATTTGGCACCGTTGTTTCAATGGTGTCTTACGGTGATGATAACGTCATCAATTTTTCTGACGGCATCGCGGACTGGTTTAACCAGCTCACGGTAACAGAGGCTTATGCTTCGTTCGGTATGATTTATACTGATGAAGCCAAGTCTGGTGAACTAGTCGCTCACCGCAATTTGTCGGAAGTTGCTTATTTGAAGCGAGGATTCCGCAAGGTGAATGGTATCTACCGTGCACCTATGGCAATCGAGACTCTTCGTGAGACTCCGAATTGGATTCGCAGTTGTCCTGACCATGAACTTGCTTGCAAGATGAATGTGGAGGATGTGTGCAGAGAATTCGCTCAATATGATGAGGCAACTTTCGATCGCGAGACCATTCCTTTGATTCGTGCTTTTTACGAGAAGACTGGGATTTATCCTGAAGTCAGCACGTATGACACGTATTTAGAGGAATGGGATCGTGAAATGGGGTTGTTGGTTTAAATGTCACCTACAACCCCACCTTACGGCTTCGGTCGTAGGGAACATAACAAAGTTTTCCTTGTTATTTAGTACCATATGTGGTTTAGCTATAGGTACTAGCAATTGTCACTGGTAGCTTGAGACTTCGTGTGCTCTTGAGCTTTTGACAAATCCACACGTCAGAGAAG